AAATATTTGCATTGAGTTTTTTAATGCATTTTGTATTTGACTGGTTTATATTTTTATTAGGATTCTTAGCAGGAAGATATTTATGAATCTATTTGTAGCAGGATGTAGTTTTAGTTATGGTCCCAATCAATTTGAGGCAGATTATATATGGCCCAATCTATGTAAACAGAATTTTGATAAAGTCACAAATACCTCTTTGTGCGGTTCTAATAATTTAAGAAGTTTAAGAAACTTTTTAGATTATGTGGATAAAAATAATTTTTGTAAAGACACTGTTTATGTTTTACAATTAACTGATAAGTTGCGTGGTTCTTTTTATAATGAAAAGTTTAAAGAGTGGGGGAATTTTATTAAGGAAAATCATTTTTTAGAGCCAGATAGTGATCTTCTCAAAGATGAAAACTTTTTTGATAATCAACGTATAGGAAATAATTTTAAAAAATATGTGTTACCTTATAATTTAATATTTAGAAATGAAGAATATTGTGAATATGAAACAATGAATATAATAAACACTTTTATTTCTGTATGCGAAAAGCACGATTTAAAATATTTAATCACAGCAATGAGTAGTTGGTGTTTCCCTTCAGAAAATAATTTAACAAAATTTATTAAATCGTCAGATAATATAATAGAGGCCATATCCAGAATTGCAAGAGATAACACACTAAATGATGCTGATGTTGGCGGTCATCCGAATGCTGATGGCCATAGACTATTTTATAGATATATAATGAGTGAGATAGAAAAAAGATGGCAGATATAAAAGAATACAACGAAGAAACACAGGAACTGTTTTTAAGGTTCTTATTAAGTGATAAAGACTTATTTGCACGTTGTCAAAACATTGTTAAACCAGAATACTTTAATTTAAAGTACAGAAAGGCTGTTGATTTATTTGTGAGTCACAGCACAAAACACAATGCAATACCCACACCAGAACAAGTAAGTGCTGTGGCAGGAGTACAACTGGAGCCTATACCAAATGTAACAGTGGATCATCACAATTGGTTTATGACTGAATTTGAAACATTCTGCAGACACAAGGCACTGGAAAAAGCAATTATAGAAAGCACTGACTTGTTGGAAAAACAAGACTATGGTACTGTGGAAAACAAAATAAAAGATGCCAGCCAAGTGGGTTTAGTAAAAGATTTGGGTTTAGATTATTTTGGTAACCCCAAAGAAAGACTGGAATGGATTAAGGCACAAGCAGGTGCTGTAAGCACAGGCTGGAAGGGAATAGATCAAAAACTGTATGGCGGACTTAACAGAGGAGAGATGACAATTTTTGCTGGTGGTTCAGGTGCTGGTAAAAGTTTATTCTTACAAAACTTTGCTGTAAACTGGGTACTAGCAGGTTACAATGTTGTTTATATCAGTTTAGAGTTGAGTGAACAACTTATCAGTATGCGTCTAGACAGTATGGTATCTGGATATGGTGTTAAAGAAGTAATGAGAAACATTGATGATGTTGATCTAAAAGTCCGTATGAAAGCCAAAGGCGCTGGTAAACTGAGAGTAAAACAAATGCCTAACGGTGTGAACTGTAATGATATTAGAACATTTTTACGTGAATATGAAATAGCATCAGGTGAAAAAGTAGACTGTTTACTTGTTGACTATTTGGATTTGATGATGCCAATAAGTCAAAAAGTAAGTGGCGGTGATCTGTTTATCAAAGACAAGTATGTGTCTGAGGAATTGCGTAACTTAGCAACAGAAAGAGATCTACTATTTGTGACTGCTTCACAGTTAAACAGAGGTGCAGTGGAAGAAATAGAATTTGATCATCATCACATAGCAGGTGGTATTTCAAAAGTGCAAACGGCAGATAATGTTGTGGGTATTTTTACTTCAAATGCTATGCGAGAAAAAGGCAGATATCAAATACAGTTTATGAAAACACGTTCCAGTAGTGGTGTAGGTACAAAAGTTGATTTACGATTTGATCCAGACACACTCAGAATAGAAGACTTACAGGAAGGTGATGAAGATGCTATGACAGTGACAACATCTTCACTAGTTGATCAATTAAAACGTGGAAATACTATTAAAGCAGAAGACACAGAAACAAAAGACACCATAGGCCAGGCAATGAACATGCGAGAGTTCTTGAAAAAGAATGATTTATAATGATAAATAGCATTATATATATTTTTTGGAGAGACCATGCGTAAAACTCGCAGTATATTAGAAGAACTTAATCAAATCTCTGTTGACAGAGATAGAAATCATGTTGTGTCTAATAGAGGCGAACATGTAATCAACAGTGCAATAAATCTTATAGAACAGATAGAAGCACACTATGATGAGCAAACTGCTAAAGATCTCACTAATAGACTGATAAACAGTATAAAAGGCAAAGACATTAAAAAATTCTCCAGAGGTATATCCAAAGTAATTAAAGAATCTCAAAGGGAATTAGAAAATGCTGATCAATGAGATCATTCTAGAACAAGCAAAACCTCTTAAAGACGGTGACAAAGTAAGCCTACACAAGGTAGAGTTTATTTATGACCAGCCAACTAATTCTTTTAAAAGAAAAGCAGATGGTATTCCTGTAAATACAGGCAGTGAAGCACATGCTCTACTAATGGGTATAAAAGGTTTCCAACCAGATGGCAAGTCCCCGTTACAGCCAGGCACATGGGATTCTATTAAAAAAGCAGTAAGTACTGCTATGGGCGGTCCTTTAGGACAGGCCAGCAGAATGGACCCTAAAGCAAGTATACTTGGAAAAATTTTAGGCACGGCCGGTGATGCAATTTCTAGACTTCTGAAAAAAGGTATGGTCAGTTATCAAAAAAATAAACAAGATTCTGAAGAGCCTGAAAACGAACCAAATATATTTAAATCTCAGGATAATAAAACGGCTCAACAGAAGTATGCCGATAACTATGATAAAATCTTTGGGACAAAATAATGAAATTCCAGGATCTTTTCAGAAATCTTCTTAAGGAAGTTATATTAGAAGCCGATGGTAAAAATACTCACCTTGAGCATTTAGAAGATAATATCTTTAATAAAGGATATGAGGGTGCCAAAGAAGCAGTAAACTATTTGTACAGTTTACATGAAATGCTGGAAGGCAATTCTAAAACACCAATTTCAATGACAACAAAATGGGACGGTGCTCCTGCCATTATTGCAGGACGTGATCCAGAAACAGGCAAATTTTTTGTGGGCACCAAAGGTGTATTTGCACAGAAACCCAAATTAAATTTCACACCACAAGATATACAAGCAAATCATCCTGATCCTGGATTACAGGATATACTTAAAACAGCACTGGCAAATTTATCCAAACTGAATATAAACACAGTTGTACAAGGTGATATGTTATACAAAAAAGACACATTACAAACTGCAACTATAGATGGAGAGGAAGTAATTGCATTCAAACCAAATACCATTGTGTATGCTGTACCCAAAGACAGTGATTTAGCAAAAGAAATCACAGCATCTAATATGGGTATAGTATTTCATACTGAATATGTGGGTGGTCCTACACTTGCAGACACAACAGCACGATTTGGTTTTGACAGCAGTAAGTTTACAAAAACACCTGCTGTATGGTTTAGAGATGCCACTATTAAAGATTTAAGTGGCACAGTGACTCTTACCAAAGAAGAAAGCGATGGCATGATGACAGCAATTAGTCAAGCAGATCAATATTTAAAAAATGTAGGTAAAGATATGTTTGATTGGATCAGCAAAGGCAGTGATGTAATAGGCAAAGACTTTATTACATATTTAAAGGCACATGTAAATTCCAATATTAAAGAAATTGGTGAATTTGAGCAGAACCCTACAGAGTTTGCAAAAGCATTTACGCAAAGTTACATAGCCAGAATGGAAAAGAAAATAGAAGGTTATAAGACAGAAAAGAAACAGGAAGAAGCCAGACAGCAGTTAGTACAGGGTGTTAAGTTTTTAAAAGAACATGTAAACAATATTATAGCAGTATATGATTTATACTTGAAACTTATAGAGGCAAAATTACTTATAGTACAAAAATTAGAGACTATTAGACAGATGCCAACATTTAAAGAAGTTGATGGTGGGTATGAAGTCACCGGTGAAGAAGGGTTTGTAGCAGTTGACCGAAAAGGCAATGCTATGAAACTTGTGGATAGATTAGAG